TTTGCTCACGGTATTTCCGTACTCGTCCTCTTCCTCCACGCTCACCCCGATAAGGGCAATCTTTCCTGTATTGTCCTGCGCATACAGACCGGAACCTTCAGGCTTTATGACAAGCCCGGTCTCTTTCAGCGCATTACCGTCCTTGTCGAAGACCGCCGCTGAAATCTTTACCAGCCGGTCGCTCTGTTCGAACAGTGTACGGTACTTATAGGCCAGTGCGTCCGCCTTGTTGGTGCTGAACACCAGCAGCGAAATGTAAATCACGCCCGTAAACGACAGCTTGAAGTCGCCAGTGCCGTTCCAAAGTCCGTCCAACGTGAACATCTTCTCACCGCCAACGGGCAGGTCCTCTTCATGGCCGAACATGTTGAAGTTCTCAAACCCGGTCTTATCAGCGTTCACAAATTCTATTTTCAACCTTCCGGCCTTGATAACCCGGTAGCTGAACGACAGATACACCACGCCGGGCACCCGTTCGCCCTGGCTGTTCGTCTGCCGGTACTCCGGTACCAGCCGGAAGTCCTCCAGTTTCTGCATGATATAGCTGTTCCGGATATAGGCATAAGGCACCTTGCCGTCGGTCCGTATCTCGGCATGGCCGTCCGGCTTCGTACCGTAAGGACCGCCGTTCGCCCAGATCCAGCGTCCGCCCAGGGTGAACAGCGTAGCCTTGCTGCCCGTCTTCCATTTGTCCATGCCGTCGGCAAAACTGCTGTTGTCCAGATAACTCTGTTCTTCGCGTATTTCCTTGCGCAAGCTTTCCACGGCTGAATGGATTTTCCCCTCGGTTATCTCAAACCGCGTCAGGATGTCCTCGCCCGTCATCAACACGAACGTACCCTTCAGCCACACGTTGTCGGCATACAGGCCGTTTCCTTTCGGCTGTTTGTCTGCCGGGAAAGCGCTGCTCCTGATGCCGTCCAGCTTACCCAGCCGGCAACGAAGGCAGCCGTTGAAGTTCTTGGCCTTCACACCGTCCAGAATGTCGATACGGGGCTGCCCGTCCTCCGTGGCCGCAATGGATATAAGGTTCTGCCGGAGCGGGTTTTCGGTGTTGCCCATCAGTACGCACTCATCGCCTGCCTCCGGCTTCACCCCGCCAAACTCGCTTACCGGGACCAGCACACCGCCGGCTATCACCGAAGCCACCTCCACCCAGTATGCTTTTAGTTTCTTACCACCCGTAACCGCACAGCGCATCAGGTCATGGGCCACAAAGCCCGATTCCTGCTCAAACACGATGCGGTAGTTGTCGCCCTGCTTCACCACGTCCTTGATCTTGCCGTTGGCAGCGGACACCACCAGCTGGCCGCACACGCTGCGCACCTTCTCGATCAGCAGTTCCAGCGCCACCAGGCTTTGCCGGGCAGTCACTTTGTCCACCGTCAGGTTTGTCAGTCCGGTCAGCTGGTCAATCCACAGCTGCCAGCCCTCACCGGTCAGCCCGTCCACAAACTCCGTGCTGCGCAGCAGTTCGCGGATCACGGCAGTCAAGTATTCGGCATTGCCCTCACCATCCACGATGCCGCAGGGCTTGCCGCCAGCAGCCTCGCCAAAGCTCACACCCTTCAGGAAGCGGATGGACTCTTTGGCTGTGTCCGGCTGGTTCTTGCTCAGGAACTCTTTCTGGCTGCGCCGGGCGGAAAACAGGTTGTTGTCCGTGGGCAGCGTCTTGTCCCAGCTTCGTATGATGTCCGGAAGGGCAGCGCCTTCCGTCTTTGATTTCGTATAGCTTTTCAGCGCACCGATGCTGTCCGTCACCTTGTCGAACTTGCCCACCTGCAGCGCATCGCTTATCTCGATGTCCATCTGCCCGGGTTCGTTCACCTTGCGGCTGATCTTGGTGATACGGCTCTGACGGTAGCCTTTTTCCGGGAAATACTTCTGGCTCTCCAGCTTCACCCGTCTGCCCACAAACAGGTCTATGCCGTGCTCCTCGATGTATACCGGGTCTGTCGGGGCTTTGTAGGCGGCAATGTCCAGCCAGTGGTCCCGGTTGTACTCGTCCACCGCAACCGCAAACTCCTCTTCGGCCAGCCGGTAATACTCATCCGGCATCCGGATATTCCACAGGATATAGGTGTCGCCTGCTCGGGGCACCAGCTTGCCGCCCGGCAGCTGGGTGTCGTCATCGTAGGGCCAGATGGTAATCAGTTCAAATTCCCTCGCCGCGCTGTCGTAGTTCACCTCAAAGTAGTGGTCATCGCTTTCTCCCAGTCCGGCAAGGTCGCCCGTCTGGAACGACACACGTTTGGTTTCTCCGGCCAGCTCGTACAGGTTGGGGTCAAAGTCCAGTTCCCCGTCCCGGAAATAATAGACGGTGAATTTGTTTCCTTCATCGTCTGCCACCTCCTCGCTGCGAACCGAGCTCACCGTACCGACCCGACGGGGGAAGATGCCGCTGAAAGCATCCTGCTCGTAATGGTCATAGATGCCATATTCCTCCACGCCCTGCTCGATGTACTTCCTGCCGCCGGGAAGCATCAGACGCGGGCTGCCGTATTTCTCCGCATCGATGTTGCGGGTCGAGCCTACCGGGAACAGGCGCGTATAGAATTTGGCCGTGTTGCTCGTATCTCTTTCCAGGGAGGTCAGCCCCTTGCCATAGCCAAGGGTGATTTCTTCCCCGTGTTCGCAGCGGCACACGTTCACAGTCTGCCCCTCAACCCACCATTCCACCTTGCCGCCTGCCTTTTCCGCGATGGCTTTCAGCGCTTCGTCGCAGTACATCCCCTCGTAGTCTATCGTGATCAGCTCCGTACCTTCCACCGTACCCGTCTTCCAGTCAGTAATGTGGCCCATGCCGTTATTGATAGCCTTCACCACCATCGCCACATGCTCGCGGGGCGTGGCCGTCAGGGTAAACAGGGGGTTGGTGTCCCCGTCCGTCGTCTCCAGCACCAGGAACCGCTTGATCAGGCTCTCGATACCGTACAGCTTCAGGTTATACTCCCATTCACCATCGCTCACCTGCTTCGGCGTGTAGCGTTCTGTCAGCCAGTACCGTTCGCCCAGATAGTCCGTGTAGTCGTTCACGTCCAGGGGCAGGAAGGCATAATAGCTGAACGACAGGGAAAGCACATTGTCTCCCTGCACCTCCTTGCTTTGCGTCGAGCTGTCGTTCACGGCCACATCCGCACGCTTGGTTCCGGCTTTATCATATATCGTTAGAAGCATATTCTAATAGCGTTTGAATGGTTATATAATCGGTTTCGGTTCCCGGAACTTTACCCGGAACTTTCCGGCATGCACACCTTCCGTCCACAGATAGGTCAGCGGGGTGAACTTCGTACAGTCGGCATACTTCACCCGCAGCTGCAGATCCAGCTGGGGGAAACGGATCTCCAGCCAGCCGTCCTTCCCTTGCTTCAGGAAATTCACAAAGGCAAAGTACTGCTTCATCCAGCCTGCCTGGGTCTTGTTGTAAAGCGCAAAATGCAGCGTCACGTCACGCGCTTCATTCCGTGGGGTCAGCACGGGGCTGTATTTTTCCCCGTGCTCTTCCCGTATGTCCACAGCCGTATCCTTCTTGGCCTTGCTCGGGGTCAGGATGGCCGTCAGGTTCTCCATGCCCCCGCGCCGGTCTTCCACCAGGAACACGCCGTATTCCGTCCAGATGTCCGTGCCGTTCACCAGCACCAGTCCGCTCAGTATATTGCCCATATCACTTCACTTTTAGTCCGTCACGTATCATTTTCTTTATCACTTCCTTCAGTTCGCCCAGGTGTCCGGCGCTCACACCGGTGTTCTCGGCTATCCGGGCCAGATGCCCTTCAGCCGTGTCCATCTTCTCCACCACGCTTTCCAGCCGGTCGTCCATGCTGCTCCAGTGCTGCAGCCCGCTGGTGAACATGCCCTCCAGCTTCGTCCCCTGGTCCTGCGTCATGGCCGTAAAGCCGCCCGCTTTCGCACTTTGGCTCGTACCGCCCTGCTGCGTCTTGTCATAACCGGTGGCTGCCGCCAGGTTGTCACGCAGGGCAAGGGCTTCATCCATATACTGCATGTACTCTTCCATCAGCGCGTTCCGTTCCGCCTCAGTCAGTTCGTTGTCCTCCATGGCCTTGCCGAACTTCTCCCACCAGCCTTTCAGTTTGTCGCTGTACATCTCACCGATCTTGTTGCTCAGCATCGCCCGCATGAAGTACTCGGATATATCCTCCGCCGCATCCTTGGCACCGTACTTCATGTTCATCAGATTGTCGATGAAGCTGCTGTACATACCGTCGAACGAAATGCCCGTCAGCCCTTCATACAGCTGGTCGGTCAGTTCCTCCAGCTTGCCGGCCTGGTCTATGTAGTCATCCAGTTTCTCGGTCAGTCGCCCGCCATAGCCTCCCTTACCGGTGTTCTGGATTTGCGTCCACATGTCCACATTCGAACGCAGTGCCTTCATCTCCTCCGGACTCAGTCTCCACAGGTTCCCGTCCCACTGGCGGCCAATCTGCCCGCTCAGTTTGTCTATCTGTGCCTGGTTGAAACCACCCCAGTAGTAGTTCCAGCTGTGGTGACTTCCGCTGTATCGGGCCTGTTCCTTTGCTATCTGCAGATAGTTTGCATTCGTTTCTTTCTGGTATTTGTAAGCATCCCGGTAAGCTTCCACCGATTTTGTCCCCTTGCTTGCCTTGATGGTATCGGTCAGGTCTTCGATGGAAGTCTGCAGTTTCTCGTTCCGGTCTGTAAGACGGTCT